CCACCCCCACCCCATGCCACCCATCCAGCGACCCTGCCTATCGTGCAGACAACTCACAACACAACCAATGCGATGCGACCTATGCGAGGCTAAACACCAGTCCAAACGCAACAAGGTACGAACTCACTACCAAGGCGACTACAAGCAACGAGCTTCATGGGTTCGTGCCAACGCCACAATCTGCCACATCTGCCTAGAGGGTGACCGAGGCGCAACTGACCCTTGGACAGCAGATCACATCTACCCAGGCGAAGCCGACTCGATCCTGCTCGCAGCACATCGCTCATGCAACTCAAGCCGAGGCGACGCGACGTGACCCCCCTCCGGCATCCTCGGGGGGTGGGGCAAAACTGGACGACCCCTAGCGTTAAAGTACCCCTGCCGTGCGCAGGGTGCGCGGACGGGAAACCCACCTACCGCCTAGGCTTGGGGTATGGCAGCACCTCGCACTGGCAGGCCGAATGGTCGGCCATCAAAACCAATCGAGTCTCATCGAAGGAACGGCAACCCATCAAAACTGAATCTGCCACCAGAACCGATGTCATCGAGTGCGCTTGCGTTGGTGGACTTGAGCGTTGTGCCTACCGTGCCGGAAGGGTTCGGTCTGGTTGGCACGTCGTACTGGAAGGTGTTGTGGACTGGTGGGAGACGGCATCTGTCGGAGCTGCACGACACACCGTTGATGACGAGGCTGTGCAAGAACTTCGACAAGATCGCAGAACTGGAGTTGTGGCTGGGCAAGGATGTCGAGCGCAGGTGGTACACCAGTCCGAATGGTCAGGTGGTGACGCATCCTGCTGTGAAACAGATCGAGCAGATGGACGCGCAGAACACGGCTTGGATGAGTTTGATGGGATTCACTCCTTCGGATCGAGCGAGATTGGGTCTTCAAGAGATAAGGGTGGCAAATGAACTTGATCAGTACAGGCAACGCAAGTCCAGCGTGGTCAACGCCGAGGTTGTATCCGAGGTCTAGTGGTTCGGAAGTAGTTGACTTCGCTGAGACATTCCTGCATGTGAGCAAGGGTGTTCGGGCTGGGGAGCGGTTGAGGTTGACGAACTGGCAGAAGGATTTGTTGGGTTCGTTGTATGAGCGTCGTGCTGATGGTCTGCTTCGGTACCGTCGCAGCCTTGTTGGGTTGGCTCGCAAGAATGGCAAGTCGTTGGTTGGGTCGGTCATCGCATTGTATGGGTTGATCGAGGGTGAACCTGGGGCTGAGGTGTATTCGGCTGCTGGTGACAGGATGCAGGCACGCATTGTGTTCAATGAGGCGAAGTGGCAGATCAGTCAGTCACCTGCGTTGTCTGGTATCTGCAAGGTGTATCGAGATGTGGTGGAGGTTCCGTCAACTGGTGCGATCTATCGAGTGCTATCGGCTGACGCAAAACTTCAACAAGGTCTGAATGCAAGCACCGTGATATTTGATGAGGTTCACGTGCAGCCAAATGAGGATTTGTGGAATGCTCTCACGTTGTCTTCGGGTGCGCGTAAAGACCCAAACATCGTTGGCATCACCACAGCAGGGTTTGACCCTGACTCATTATGTGGCCGACTGTACAACTATGGCAAGCGAGTGATTGCAGGCGATCAGGTTGATGAACGGTTTGGGTTCTTCTGGTGGGAGGCACCAGAGGGTTGTGCAGTTTCGGATCGTGATGGTTGGGCTGCTGCGAACCCAAACTTGGCTGAAGGTTTGCTCGACATGGAAGACATGGAAGTCAGCATGAACCAGACGGCTGAGGTTGCGTTCAGGCGTTACCGTCTGAATCAATTCGTGCGCACGGATGGTGAATCGTGGCTACCGGCTGGGGCTTGGGAGTTGTGCCGGTCAGATATGGAGTTGAAGCCTGATCTGCCCACGTTCGTTGGGGTGGATATGGCGTTGAAGCATGACTCGATTGCTGTTGTCATTGCCCAACCGCAAGATGGCCGTGTGGTTGTTCGTGCAAAGATTTGGCATCCTGATGCGAACGCGATGGATGTGTCTGCTGTTGAGCAACACATTCGTGACATCAACGGACAGTTCAACGTGGTGGAGAACGCTTATGACCCTGCGTTCTTCCAGCGTTCGGCTGAAGTGTTGTCGGAGAATCATGTGATGGTTGAGTTCCCTCAGTCAGCTGCACGAATGATCCCAGCATGTGGCAACTTGTACGAGTTGATTGTCAATCAGGTGATCGCGCACGATGGCGATCCGATGTTTGCTGATCAAGTTTTGTCTGCTGCGCAACGACAAACCGAGTCAGGTTGGCGACTCTCTAAAGGTAAGTCGAAGCGCAAGATTGACGCTGCGATTGCGTTGGCTATTGCTTCAGATCGTGCGACATCTAAACAGGAAGTCGCACCAACACCTGGTTTCTTTGTAGTCTAGGGAGATGACAATCTTCCTGCTAGAACTGTTCGCTGTTTCACTCATCGGTTTTGGAGTATTCTTGGTGTCGGTACCCATCGGGCTGATCTTTGTCGGCTTCACAGTTCTATTGTTCGCATTCGCTTATGAGCGCGGTCAGAGGAAGGTCAAAAAGTAAATGTTGTCACGACTTCTGAACCAAGGCACCGAGGATCGTGCTATCTCATTCCAGTCGTTGTTTGCTTCAGGTGACGGATTTGCTACATCAACAAACTCTGGTACGACAGTCACCCAGATAGATTCTTTGAAGATTGAAGCTGTGTACGCCTGTGTGCGACTCATCTCAGATTCAATCTCAACTTTGCCTGTTGATACTTACATTCGGGTTGGTGCAGAACGCAAAGCGTTTCGTCCTCGACCAATGTGGTTGGACATCCCTGAAACTGGTGTGACTCGCACCGAACACTTCCAACAGGTGCTGGTGTCGTTGCTGTTGAACGGCAACTCATTCACACGTATCGTGCGTGACGATCAAGGTGTTGCAGCTCTAGTTGTGTTGAACCCTGAGAAGGTTGAATGCAGTCGTGATCAGGCGACCCGCAGACCGATCTATATCTACGACCAACGGGACATCATCCAGTCCGATGACATGATTCATATCACCGAACTGCGTTTGCCTGGTGAGTTGCGTGGCCGTTCCAAGATTGACCTCATCAAAGAGAACCTCGGCTTGGCTAAAGCGTTGGAGGAGTTCGCTGCACGATTCTTTGGTCAAGGTTCAAGTGCGTCCGGCATCATTGAGTTCCCAGGCAACCTAACCCGTGAGCAAGCCAAAGATTTGGTGTCCTCGTTTGAAGAAGGTCACAGAGGTTTGCGCCGGTCACATCGTCCAGGCGTGTTGTTCGGTGGAGCAAAGTTCACGAAGACAACCGTTGACAATGATTCTGCACAGTTCCTAGAATCACGCCGATTTGCCATCGAGGAGATTGGTCGCATCTTTAGGTGTCCACCATCAATGCTCGGTGTCACCACAGCTGGAGCCATGTCGTATGCGTCGGTGGAACAGAACGGCATTCACTTCGTTCAACACACCCTGCGTCCGTACATCTCCAAGATCGAGGATGGCTACCAGAAGTTGCTGGACAGTCGAGCATTCCTCAAGTTCAATGTTGACGGCCTACTTCGTGGCGATCAGGCTTCACGGTATGCAGCCTTCTCAACAGGTCTGCAATCAGGCTTCTTGTCAATCAACGACATCCATCGCATCGAGGATATGCCACCAGTTGAAGGTGGCGAGGTGTATCGGGTTCCTTTGGCCAACGTAGATTTGTCAGCTGCAAACTTGTCTGAGTTGGATCGCAAAGTGCTGATGGCGCAACGCCTCATCACTACAGGTTTTGATCCAGCATCAGTGTTGGCTTCACTTGGTTTGCCAGACATCTTGCACACTGGTGTGCCTTCAGTGATGTTGCAAGGTTTGTCACAGATCAATCCTGCTGATCCTGCTGCTGCTTACGAGGTGAAGTCTCAGAACATGGACATCAATATGCCTGAAGTGGTGTTGAACTACACGCCACCGGCTGTGAATGTTCCTGCACCGATCATCAATGTTCCTGAGACTGTGGTTCGTGTGAACATGCCACAGTCGAAGCCAACTGTGCGCACTGTTGAACGTGACGCTGATGGACGTATTCTCACAATCACTGAAAGGGTTGAAGACTAATGGCACACGGAATCAGCGCATACTTGGGCAACTCTTGGATGGATGCGTTAGGCAATGCGACATCGTTCTCTGTTGCTCAGCCGTACATCAAGTTGCATACGCAAGACCCTGGAACTGCTGGAACGGCATTTCCTGCAACTGAAACAACTCGCAAGGCTGTGTCGTTCAGTGCTGCTTCTGCTGGTGTGTTGACATCGGATGCTGATGTCAGTTGGACAAATATCACAGGCAACCAAGATGCAACCCACTTCACTTGTTGGGACAATATCAGTGCAGGTAACTTCTTGTTCTCTGGCTCAATCGTCGCTGGTGCGTACACATCTGGTGACACGTACACAATTAGTGCAGGCAATCTCACCGTCTCATTGACGCTCGCATCGTAGGTTCGTGATGGCCGTTCAACGGTTCGTCCTAGACTCAACCACACTTGACAACGCAGGCTTCGGTCTTGATGGTGCATCGGCGTTTGTTCTTGATTTTTCAACACTTGATGGTGCATCTGTTCTTGATGGTGGTCAGTTCCTAACTGTTGCCACAGGCTCATCGTCTTTGGGTGGGGTTAGTGCGTCAGCGTCTGCTCAAGCAACCTTGTTCCCTGTTTTGGCTTCATCGCTTGGTGGGTTGGCTGCGACTGCGACTGCGCAATCCGAGATATTTCCAATACTGTCTTCAAGTTTGGGTGGCCTGGATGCCACTGCTCAAGCTTCATCAACATTGTTCCCTGTGTTGT